CATAGGTCCACTTAGGATCTTTAGGATACCTAAAGTATTGACAGTTAACCTTTTGAGTCCCACTACCATCTATAGTGGCAGGATATGCAGTAATAAGATCTCCCTCTAAAGTATACGCAGGAAAAGTTTCGTTAGGTGCTGTAAGTAAAGAATTGTTGAGCATGGTTATTTTAGTATGGTTTACCTTTTCCATTTCTCTTAAAGGGGTTCCTGCCACTCCGGTATTAAACAATACTTTGTTGATAAGATAGTAATCACTACCTGTAGTAGCTGCTGTCGGTACAATAAAAGTATTCCCTAAGTTTTGTGATAGGTCAGCACTAACCGAAAAAGATTCAATTACTTCTGCTAATCCTTTCTTTAAATCAGCATAACCTGTTCCTGATCTTCTTGCGTTTTCTTTGTTGATTTGAAAATTGTACGTGTAAAAATAATCTTCAAACAAATCTAGCTGTGCTTGTTTAGCAAATAGATTAAAGTCCGAAGGAGAAATATATCCATAGTTATTTTTATTTATAATGGATAGTACAGTGTTTCTGATCGAGTTTATCATTTGTGATCTTTTTACAAAGATAAAGAAAAAAAAGAGGATGCATTTTTTTACATCCTCTAATAATAAAACTATGGTTTATATTATGCTATAGCAATACCACTTACTGCTTTAGTAGGTGCTACTGTAGTCACAACATTATGCCACGAAGTTTGATGTGCCTCAACAACTGCATTTTGAATAACATCTCTCATCTCTTGACCACTTGATTGAGTAGCGTGAGTAATTGTTATAACATCTTGTGCTGCTGCTCCACCATATACAATAGTTACGGTAGTAGTTGAAGCCTGCTCAATAAGTTTAATGTTATCAGCAGATACTAATTGATTCCCTTCACTTGTTACAGGGATTGATAAAAACTTTGCCATTGTTTAAAAATTTAATGGGTTAATAATACTACAAAGATACATAAAAAAATCTAGTCTTCTAGGTGGCTTTCAAGCATCTTTAATGCATCAATACCATCATCACTTTGTAAGTATGAAGTAACTACATAGTAAGGATCTTCATTATAAGGAATTGTCAACATTCTCTTTTTATTTGATGGCGTATAAAAATATACGTCTTTGTTTTTATTTCTAAATCCAAGCAATCCTTTTTCAAAGAACATAGCTACCTTAGCTTGAAGATCTAACTCAGGATCAGATAAAACATCTAAAAAGTTTTCAGGTTCATTACGTGCATATATAAGTACATCTCTTTTTAATTCTGCTGTTGAAACTTTAGATACGTCAACATTAAACAATATACGTGATACATTTTCTAGTTGTTCTATAGTAAGCTGTCTTGCTTTAATTAAAGCATCTACCTCTGCATTTAATTCTTCCACAATTTCTTTAGCATCTCTTTCTTTATCCACCTCCTCAAATACAATATCTCTTTGCGGATGATAGTGTAAGAATTGCTGAAGAACAGGATTGTTTGCAGGAACTGTTAAAAAGCCATCTTCAAAAATGATTGGCTCCATTATAAAGTTTCCATCTTGTTCATCCTCGAAAGGACTCTTTTGGTTAGATGAATATCTTAAAGGTCTGTTTATGTTTTGGTCTTTATCGAAATAAAGTAAGGGCGATCTCCTTGTGTGTCTTGTAGGTAATAAATAAGATAAAGGAGCTGAGTTTTGTCTTAGCCTATACTGCTTTACAGTAGGCATTTGTTTTTTTGTTTTCATTTGATTTGATTTAAAATTTATAATAAAAAAAAAGGGAGGGAATTAACCCTCCCCTTATATGTGTTCTTAGTCTTTGAATAAGAAGAAGTTGTTCGCTCCAAGCGTACAAACTGCTCTTTCAGATAAGAAGTTTACTTCCATTGCATCTAAGCTAGAAGTTCTTGCACCTCCTGCTGAACCTGTAACCCAAGATTTGTATCGTCTGTCTTCTGTTTCAGAAGCTCTGTAACGTACGTGTAAGAAAGGACGTTTTGCATTCTTTCCAAGGATTTGGTCATATACAGAAGTTGAACCTGCAGGAACTAATAGTCCATTGATTCCTACACCTGCTCCGTCAATACCACCTCTCATTGTTGGATCATTTAAGTATTTCCAATCTGTTTTGTAGAAGTCATATCCTCTTCTGAATCCTGAGAATCCTAAGTTAAGAGCCATCTCCTCATCGTTGTCAAATAGTCCGTAAGACGTACCACCTGCTCCGTAAGAGTTTTGAGCTGCTAACATATCATCCATATCAAAACTAAACTGACGATTCAAGAAGATAACATTTTCTTCAATAGAACCTTGCTTGTCTAATCTTTGAATAACTGCATCGAAGTCAGCTAATGCTACAGGGTTACCTCCACCCCATACATTACCTCTATTCTCTACCACGTAGAAAATACCTTCAGATCCCATGAAGCCTGCTGTTGCTGCTCCGGATCCACCTGCTGCTGTAGTTGCAGGAACTGCTTCGATCATTGCTGTTTCTAAGTAATCCTCAAAACGTAGTCTTGTCTCATGCTCAGATTTTAAATACCAAAGGTATCCTGATCCACCGTCTTCAGTTGAGATCTCGATCCATCCGATTTGAGCCATATCAGAACCTGATACTGCATAAGTATCTTTGATAATGATAGGATTGTTAGCGAAGATAAAGTCATCTGACTCAAGGCTTCCTGCCATTCCTTCTGTTCCTTTTTTAAATTCAGAACCATAAACAAATAAAGTATAGTCTGCATTACCTACACCTGTACCTGCCACTGCTAAACCACCATTATCGTAGAACGCTACTGTACATTGAGTAAGAGTTCCGTTTACTGCAGTGATTACAGCTTTGTTGCTTGCACCTCCTGCATTTGGAACTAACATAATTGTTTGTCCAACTCTGAGTGCAATACCATGACTAGCGTTGAAAGGAGTTCCTGCTGTGCTACCTTGTGGTGCTGCTAAACCTGCAGGGACAGGATCATCATTTATTTGCAATGTTGCCGTAGTTGCTGCTGCAAGAGCTGCTGATCCTACTTTAGTATATTTTATGTGTAATCTTCCTTGCTCTGCCCATTTAATTTGGTCTGAGTTTGAAGGCATCTCTGCTCCTACCATTCTAAGGAAAGATGCTACTGTTCTATTACCATATCTTTCAAATTCTTTTTCATAAGTATCAGGTAGATACTGATTCAAGAAATTAAAATCGGTAATGTAGTTTGTTGATGTTGGGACCTGTTGTGCACTTGGTTGTAAGTCAAATCCCGGTGTTGCTAAAACTGCCATTTTTTTTAATTTTTAAATTGTTTTTATTTTCTTTTTATACTTCTAATTTTAAGCCCTCGTCCTGAATCAGGATTCATAGCTTTAATTTGTAATCCCCCTTTGCTCACAGTCTCAGGTGCTTTGCGTGTTGTCATGTTGACATTCTTTTGTTTACGCATCACTCCGTCTACCGCTTCTGATTTACCTTGCTCATAAAAGAACTTAGCAAACCTCTCAGGGTTCATAGCTATAGATAGTGCTCGGTGGTATCCTGCCGCATCCTTCATTAGTCCATTTTCATCCAAGTATTTATTTACAAAATTCATTGGAGTCATCTGTGACTTCTTTAGTTCTGCTGCATCTGCAGGAGAGTAAGTAACGCTTCGGTCATCTAACTTGAACTCAAAACCTTTGAACTCATTGTCAAACACTTCATCTGTCTTCTTTACGAACCACTCGCTCTTACGCTTGTTCTCCTCTTCATACGACTTTGCATTGTCTACATATTGCTTGTACTCTTCTAGTTGTTTCTTGGCATCTTCGGTCATTCCAACCGTACTTGACTCAAGGGGTTGTTTATACATTTCCTTCCGCTCATTGAAAAACTTCTTAGCCTTTGCAATTTCTTTTTTCTTTGATAGCTTCATTTTCTTGATGTCTTTCTCATCATCAATTTCTTCGTCATACGAAAACTCATCTACCATATCTTCTACATCTTCTCGGTCTAAACCTTCTTCTGTAGCCATATAGTATTCAGCTAACAAATGGTCGCTTTCCATTGAATCAAAGTCTTGCTGTAACTTAACATAATCTTCAATGCCACGACCTGTATCTTTTTTGTACTTAAAGTAAGCTGCTACATCTTCAGGTAATTCTTCTGATGTCTCACGCTCTGTCATCAACTCATCAAATGAATTGATTTTCTTTCCGTACCTATCCTCAATATATGAAAGAACGTCATCATCCGTTAAGGATGCTTCTTCTTTTGTTTCCTCTTTCGATTCAACTTGTGGAACTTCCTCTACAGGAGTTTCCGTTTTTTCTTGCACTTGAACTGAAGATTCTTCAAATTGTTCTTCGTGCTTTTCAAGTAATTCTTTTTCTACTTCTTGAGTGCTTTTTTCTCCACTCCCTTCTATTGCTTTTACTTTTATTTCCATTTAATTAAATTTTACTACAAAGTTAAACAAAAAAAACACAACTTAATTAAGCTACCTTGGAGAAAATTCTGCAAGGTCAAAGCCATCTAAACTATCTTCATTAGATTCAAAGGTTTGAGGGGGTAAATTATTCTTCCTTTGATTGATCAATTTAGACTGTTGATTGTTCTGTTGTGTTATCCTGTCAGACTTAGCCACCTCCCTTTGACTTTCTCTTTCTTGTAAAGCAGTCTCACTCATTCCCCTTAGCTCTTGATTGTAAGCAAACTCTTCAGCCATTAGCTGACGTTTAAGTTGTGCTTCAGCTTGCATTTTCTGCACCTCAAACTGTATCTCAGCTTCTTTGATTTGAATCTTAGATTGTGTTTCAGCCTGAATCTTTTCTTGTGCGGACTGTGCAGCCATCTGCTGTATTTGCATCTGTTGCTGTGCTTGCATCTGTTGTGCCTGCATAGCCATAAAGTCATCATGCTCTTGCTTCTGCTTTCTTTTAACCTTTAATAGTTGAGTAGCAAGTTTTATATTTTTAACTTCTCTAATGTCAATAGCATCCTCAAGGTTAATATCCTTTTGAGATAAGGCCATTTGAATGTTTTGTTCAAGCATAGCTTTCTCTTCTTCATCAGGACTAACCTCTATAAAAATACCAAAGTCATATATGTAAAGATCTTTTATATCTTCAAGTCTCGCTACATTATACTTACCTATTTGATTTGCGAACTCATCAGCAAAGTCAGCGTACTCTAATATGTCTGCTACTCTATATGTAAGTCCTTCAGCTAAAGTTCTCATCATATATAAACTGCTGTTTAGGATATGGCGTGTTGCTGTATTAGAACTTAACGCTGCAAGTTTTTGTAAACCAACTAATGAATTAGGATTAGGTGATGAACCGTCTCTTGCTTCATTTAGTCCTGTCACATCCCTTATCATGTTTAAGTAATGGTTGTAGTTGTTAACCAACATATTTAACTTTCCGCCTCCTGAGTTACTATTTAATTCTTGAATAGGCACTCTTGCCTGATTAAACTCACCGTCTTGAGTATAGCTTCTACCGATAACGCTACCTGTTTGGAAATACAATCTTAATGCATCTTCAGGATTGTAAGCATTTCCTGTTCCAAGATCTACTTCATTCAATCCATCAGCATCTATAAATACACCATCAGGAACTACTCTTGATAATACTTGTTGTATTTTTAAATGAGTTATTTGAATTAAGTCAGCAAATGGAATCATTCTTCTTACAAGCGACTCAATGTTTCCTTTATACATTCGTGGTGCTACAGCAATATAATTAGGTATAGCGTGTTGAGTTGCAGACTTAGGTCGAACCATGTTCTTTGCAAGCTCCCACTTTAATATAATATTAGTACCCATTACCATTACCCCTTCATACCACACATCAATAGTCTTCTCTATTTTTTCAAACTTACCCTCTTCCATCATTTCTGCAGGTGGGTTAAAGCTATCATCTTTCTCAATTACTTTGCTTCCTCCTCCTTCAAAGTATTTCTTTTTATATACAGTCTTTTGAGTGGTCTTATAATTAAAATATAATAAAGTACAAGTGTCTTTATAGAATAAACTATTCTCATAGAACTGAGCAACATTATAATAGTTATACCAATTTTGACTATGACTGCTTATTTCCTCTAAGTCTTCATTAGTTAGGTCTTGATCAATTTTTAAAAGCTCTGTTATAGGAAGTGTTTTAATCTCACCCCAATAGAAACAATCTTTAAAGTGAGGGTCCTCAGTATAGCTATAAACTACATTAGCCGGATCTACATAAGACACCTTCACTCCTGCTCCCGGTAAGAACTCATGCTTTGCCATAGATACACCTAATACCATTTGGTCATAGTCGCATCTTTTTCTTAGGTCTTGATAGTGGTTGGCTTCAAGCAAGGTGTCAATAGCTTCTTCTTCAGCTATCTCTATTGCAGGCTTGTAGTTAACTTGCATGAATAAACTAAGCTCCTCATCTGTTTTTGGTAGTTCTTCTTCAGGCATAATAAAAGGATCAACTCCTGACTCTTCTTTAACTAGGCTTAGTATATCTCTAGCATTCATTTGAGATTCTACCATCTCCTGATACTTACTTCTTTTAGCTTGAGACACAGCATCTTGTGCGTAGGCATTAACTTTAAATAGTCTATCTGCCATACCATTAACAACTATATCTACAAACTTAGGGAGTATAGGGACGGGAGTCCAATCAAGATTCAAATAAGATAAGTCACCATCAACAGCTATTTCATTTTTATATTTAGCTATTGACTGTTCACCTCTAGCATACAACCTTAATCTATTAAAGTTTGCAAACTGATTGTAAAATCTACATTGGCTTCCGTCTTTTCTAAACCACTCATACTGAATGGCTTGACCGATTTGTAATCCATATTGATCGGTTGCTTTTTCCGCATCAGATACAAACTGATTTGGAAATCCTGCTGAGGATATATTTATCTTAACGTCTTTCATCTATCTTATTAATTCGCTTGTTCTTCCCTTGTTATTATACCTTGCAAAGTTAATGCTTATTTTTGACTCTTTTTTCTCAGGTTGATATAAGTGTTTTTGAATAGCCATTACAGCTAGTCCTGAGCTTATTGTCGCATCATATCTTGTTCTATTATTTATATCAAATCTTGCCCAATCTTCCAATGTCCTTGTGAATATCATTGATCCCATTGCATCACTGTCCCTATATGTTCCCTCCATGTCTATGCCTACATACTTTTCAATATAAGACTCAATAGCTGCAGCGTGAGATTGTTTTACATCTTCAGAGGTATTAGGTATCCCTCCTAGCTCTCTTTCGGTCTTAGAGAGCTTCGTATAAACTTTATCAGGTCTATTCATTGAAAAGCCTCTATACCCTCTATTCTTAAAATGATAAAGTATTCTTGGTTTATTATTCTCTGCAAGTATTGGCATACCATAAAAAACACAAGCCATTAATACTTCTTCAAAGAATATCTCAGCCGTTTGTGGTCGTGCAACATACTGTAAGAAAAACTCATTACTTGGAGCATTGTCCATATTGAATTTAGTTACACCATGTAACGCACCATTAGATCCACCCCCACCTACTACTCCTGATATATCATACGAGTCACACCCAAACGCACCTAGATGTTCATTGGCAGGATATTTAATTCCATTCTTAATGATGATTCTATTTTGTAAGGCTTTCTCAGGAGTCCAACTTACAAGGAACCTGCCTCTCTTATCAGGACTAAATACTACCTTAGTATCTTTCTCTCCATTCAACCAATGAAATGACCCTCTTGTTGTATGATGGTCTTGTATTAAAGAGTCATTGTAATCTATCTGCTGATATATCTTAGTAAGATTAAATAAAGAAGATTTACTTTCATCTCTAAAGGCATGAGACTCTGTTCTAGGAAACTGTCTATAAAATTCATTAAGTGCATCAGGGTCACTCTTTAAAGATGTGACCTCGTTCTCCCAATAGTTTACTGCACCAAAGTCAATCATCTCATCATCCACTCCTCTTATCGGTGTCTTAGGTGTTCTAAATACAGGACATCCATATCTATCTATAAAACCCTCCATGTTCCACTCCATAGGAATAAATAAAGAATACATACCACTCTTTGTCATGCCATTGGAGTTTCTTTTCAATACATTAGAGTCTTCATATAGTTTTTTAAAAGTACCACCCCCTTTACTTAAAGCATTTGATGTAGATCCCATCATGCACTTTCCAATTATCTTACTACCCAACCTTAAACAAGTTTTAGTTACCCTCCAATTATTTAATATATTGTTAGGCTTTAGCCATTTACCACTCTCATCATGTACAAGTAGTAACAACTTCTCACCATCATAAGAGTTGTCATCAGTATTCTTCCAATCTATTGTAGTGTCAAGCCCTTGAATTTCCTCGTTGTCTACATCATACATATTCTTTTTTGTAATCTTAGAGGCAGGAACCCTGTAGGCTAATTCAGTCTTTGGTTTGTCCATACCATCTTGAATAGGCTTAAAAAAGAAAGGTAAGTGATGAGATATAGGAACTACCTTATCGGTAAACATCTTCTTTGCATCTGCTCCCGTTTTAGACAAGATACCTACTCTTGAGTCTCTTGCAATAGTTGCTGTATTGACAGCTTCTGCTGAACCCATGAATGAAAAACCTGAACGTCTTATCTTTAAGTATATCATGCCAAAGCATCTCTTATCAGCTTTACAAGCCTCCCAATATATAAAGAATATTCTATTAGCTTCTCTGTAGTCAGGATAACCTACATCAATCTTTGTCCACTGTAAATACATATAGTGTGCTCCTGTAATATAAGTAGGTGTTCCATTGTTTTTAAACCAATGTCCGTAATCTCTACTGTCAAACTCTTTTTCAATGTAGTCTACCCACTTATCCTTAAAGTCTCTTGGCATTTCATTCCATTGAAATATAGAATTGATTCTGCTTAAACTCCGATCATAATCTTTTCTTTCCCAATATTGTTCGCTTGTTTTTTTACTTCTTGAATACACTTTACTAGGAACAGAAGGAAGGGCTATATACAAACCACTAATACAAATAATCTCACCAATAGTTCCATTCTTAGAAATAACAACTACGTCATAATCTTTATTATATCCATAGTCCCACTTCTTTAGCTTGTTATAACGAGCTATTTTTTTAGCAGGGATATAATCCTTTACTACTCTGTATAAATTATTTTGATCTTCGCTCTGCAAATCCTTGTTTTGTGTCTGTTCGTTTTGTTCCTGTTCCTTCGTAATCTAATTTTTCTTTCTCTTCATCTATACGTTTTAATATATCAAACGCATCTATGATGGCTAGTTTCTTTGTAGCCGCAGCATTCTTTAATCTATCTGCAGCAAGCTCATCTTCAGGGTCAGGCTTTATTATTTCTTCTTGAGCAACTTTTATTAATTCTTTAACTGCTTTTTTTCCTGCCTCTATTATTTTTAGTTTGAGTTGATTTGATTCCATTGTTGTCATTTAATATTTTTTGCACCTGTCTTATAAAAGCATTTCTTTCTTCAAGACGTATCATAGCAATCTCTTTAATATATGATTCTCTTTCTTCATGCCATGTCTCACGTTCTCTTGTGGACCTTTCAGATATTTCCTCAATCTTTCTGAGCAACCAACGCTCACGTGTAATAGCATATAGAACCCATATACCTAACACTCCATACTGTGTTAATATCTCAAACGTATCCATTCTATACTATAAATGTAATGTTATTTGTAAACATCCTATATAAAATCTCATCATCTACTCTAAACTCATATTCACTTTCAGGTTGAAATGAAATCTCATCTCCTTCTTTTACTCCTAACTTTATTAACTCTTCATTAATATATTTCACTGTTCCTATTAAAGGCTCATACTCACCCGGCTTATCTATAAAACTTTTCCTTACTGCAGATGGTTTTATAAAACAATTCCTTCCATGAGCTTTCCACTTGCCATTCTTTTTATACATATAGAACTGTTCGTCTTCAATAAAGAATAAATCATCCTTAAAAAAACTCCTACCACTTTGCCTCCTGCCCTTCATGTCGTTATAAAACTTAAATACATTGTGATGAACAAGTAAAACATCTCCTTTCTCTATCTCTCCTTTATAATTTAAAGGAACAGACATTACTTCAGCCTCTCTATTAGAGAACTTAAAATCTTCTTCAGAGGTGCTAGTAATAAATTCTAGCCCTCCAATATCTTTAGTGTTATTATACCTCTTCCCTTTTATAGGGCGAACTATAAACCTGTCAGGTGATTGCATTTAATTTTATTTAGTTATAAAAATAGTAGTTGTAACACCACTAACAAGTCCTAATCCGAACCAAAATAATTTTCGATCATAGAACTTCTTTTCATCTTTTATTATTACGTTGCTTAATCCTATTGTTTTAATGTAAGGATTAGAATGCTCTACCTTTACAACAGGTAATGGTTTTTTAAAAAACCCTTGCGACTTCATACCAACACTTACATTGGTTTGATTAAATATATTTAAGCTATCCAACACTACCCCAAATGGTTTGATGTGTCCACCTATATTAAAAAACTCTCTTGATATTTTAAATTGCTTAGGAGTAGTTAAATCTGCAATGTGCTGATTAGTGTCTATATAAATTGTGTCACGTTGTGTAACAAGACTATCCTTTATAAAAGGGATGAATACACTGTCTAACTTAGTTATAGTTCTAACTCTTACTTGACTTTGTATATTCTTTAAATCAACATAGGCTACCAATCCATTCTTGATAGCCTGTTTTTGTGTTAATATTACTTGCTCTTGTTGAGCAATTAACTTACCGTTATTATCTTGTATAAGTTCAAACTCCTGTTCGTGTAGCTGAAACTTTTCAATTTGCTTTTCGTAGTCTTTGAGTTTATTGTAACTTCTTATTGCAGAGCATCCGCTCATGCACAACAAGATAATTAATATCGCTATTATTATATTGCGTATAGTAAGTATGTCATCTTTATTTTTCTCCATCTTTAGGTAGAGCAATTAAAGAATCTTTAGATCGTAAGAACAACAAAGATACCGCTAGCCATCCACTCATTTCAGTGCTGTCTGCTTTCTCTGTGTAAATCATTACTAGGCAAAATGCCATAATTAACAACCCAATAATAGTTGTTACATAATTTGATACTATTCGTGTTTTCATAATTAAAAGTTTATATTATACTCTATTGATACCGGAACATCAGAAGTAAACTCTTTCCATAAAACTACTTCTTTGTTCTTTATTATCCAAATTTTAAACGAATGTTTAACCCTATCTAGCTGTATTAAATGAATGCGGTAAGATCCATTAAGCACTTCCTGCCCTACAAGATAATGCATGGCTCCCGACTTATAGTCAGGACCTATTGAGATCTTACGTATATCCATTACTGTTTTACCATTAGCACTCCTGCTCCAAGTGTGGGATTAGTTGCATCCGTTTGATAAATATCTCCTGTCACTAAACCTGCAGTTCCTGCTGCAGCATCATCTCTATATGCAGAAAGGCTATCAAATTTTATAGGAATAGATCCACTTAACAAATTTTTTGCTGTAGTTGCTATAAATGGAGTGGTAACTGAAGTAGTGGCTGTAATCGTAGCTCCTGATATAGCTGTAGTTGAAGTTAAGTTAGTACAGCTTATATCCCCTGTTAACACTATATTATTAGTCGCTGTATTGCCTGCTGTTAAAACTTCAGATAAAGTATCCGCAGGTGTTAAAGCATTTATAGATCCTATAGTGAATGTTTTTGTTGCATCATTATCATTAACATCTGTTCCTATTAACAAGTCTCCATCTGCAGGTGTTACAGTAGGATATGATGCAGTATTACTTATCTTTGACATTGGTTTGTTTTTTAGTCACCGTACCTGTTTGTAAATTAATAACAGAGTCGGATCCATATTTATCAATAAATTTTTTCTCCTCTGAACTAAACATAGCCTTGAGTCCATCAAGCTCACTTAACATTGAATGCCTTTTTATCTCAAGATCTCCTAAAGCTATTTTTAATTTATTAAACGAGTTGTTTAATTGTTGAAGTCGTTCAAGTTCTTCTTTATTTAATTTCATTGTATTATCTTTTTACAAAGATAACGAAATTTAATTATAATAAATCACTTTCTAAAAGAAGGGTATATGTAAAGCTATTACCATACAGTCTTGCTGAGGTATTACACAAAGCTAAAAAATCATTGTACTCATATATAGATTGAAAGACCTGACATCCTGCACTATATTTATCTACTGTGTCTTTCTCATGGTAAGGATGTGAACGATGAATGTTTATACCAAACATCCCCCACTCTTTTGTTGCATCATCATAGTCAAGTATCTTGTCCTTGTTGTCATCACGATATACCTCTACGTTTGCGAGTCTCTGACACAAGGCTTCGTATCTTGTTCTTCCATGACCATCAATCTTATATGTACTTCTATACTGATTAGGAACAAGTAATGCTGTACCTTTTTTATTCATAGGGTTTTTTAACCAATACAATCCTGCATCAGTAGTGATAGTAAACTCATGGATAACCCAACTGTTATTTTTTTTGTATATAACAAGCATATAATCATCAAAGCTATTTGCTTCTTTGATTGGGCTTCTTACTCCTATTATATTTAAGTTGTAGTTTCCTTTGGTGAAGAATGCATAGTTCTTTTCTGCAAATACTTCTTGTACCTTGGCTAAGGTAATCTTATCAATTAAAGTCATATTATCTTTTAAGTTCGTAAAGCCTTTCCTCCATTTGATTGAGACGTTCTTTTATCTCAATTATTTCTTCTTTGATATATTGCATATTGGCATCCATATGGATAATTGTTTCTCGTACAATCTTATCATTATTTTGTTTGGGGAGAGTCTTTGCTTCTTCTATCTGTGCATCTAAATGATACCACACACCTGCAATAAAAAAAACGGTAGTTACTAAAGTTATAAGGTTTCCAATAGTAAATGTTAGTTTTGTTTTTTCTGATAGAATCATGACATAAAAATTGTCTATTAATTAATTATCACAAATATACAAAAAAAAATATTTACGGCATTGGTTCAGTCCATTCAGATGTAGCCATTAAATCTAAACATTCTTGATGAGTATATAATCCATCAGGTATAATTGTTCCATCTGCAATAAAGGTAGGTTCAAAGCTCCACTTTAATACAAATTTAGTAGGTGGGGTTAAAATATTTTTTCTAACTGTATCTTGCGAAGTTTCTCCTACTTGAGAAAAATCTACTTTTGGTAAATCATCAATACTAATTGTAGCGTATGTCAGATTATTTATTTTTAAATCACTTGTTTTCATTTTTTATTTTAAGTTGGTACGTCTGTACTATATGCAGTTCCGTTTATTAAAGTTCCGTTATTGCCACCTGTTCCACTATCTATTGCTGTTGTGCCGCTACCCTCTTCGAACCTATACCAACATAAAGGAGGAGTGCTTAAATCATTGAGATTATTTGGAACTCCACTATTATAAATAGCAGAAATATTAGAACTTTGGTCACTATTCCATAAAGCAAACTCATCAATATTACCCTCGTAATAAAAATTGTTAGCCAAGCCACTAATAGTGTCAATAATAAATGTCTTATTATTTGTAGCAGAACTACCAAAAGCTGCACCATTTCTAAAAAGTGATACATTATTACTTGCATCTCTTACATACAATAAATGTTGCCATTGATTTAAAACCATAACATTAGAACTTTCAGTAAAATTCTTTTGAGTAAGTTCCTGTCTTATTCTAATATCTGTGGCACTATGTAGTTTTATAAAATTTCTTGTTAAAGATTGCGTTCCAATTATGTACTTGTTAAATGCAGAAGGTTTTAACCAAAAGGACAAAGTAAAAGCACCTGAAAAACTAAAACTATTAAAATTTACTTCATCATCAACTCCGTCATATTCTGTTGAATATAAATTTGTAAAGCCTTCACCTGTTCCGGCTTGTCCGCCACAGGTAGTCATTCCTATCATATTTGCTAGTCCGCCTCCTACCATAATGCAACAATGTCAGTCGCTGAAGTGCTTGTAGCTTTTACTCTTTTTACCTGTACAGGTAAAAACTGTCCTGCCACAATTCCTTTGAATAACACAGTGTCATCATCTACAGTGATCAGGTTTATGTCTCCTGCTCCGCCTGCAAATAAAACACATCCGTTACTTGGATTGTCAGTTTGAGAATATATAGTATATGTTAAACCTGCTGTAATAGCTGTAGATGTAGTAAGAACTGTGTCGCTTACTACTGCATCTACTGTAGCTACAATAGTTCCTGCATATATAATATCACCCACCTTTACAGTTGTAAGGAAGTTTGTTCCTGTACCCACTAACTGAGCGCCTGTAGGTGCGGCTGCTGTTCCTGTTGCTGCTGTCGCTGCAGGGTTTGGAATGTCAATAGTATCGCTTGTTATTACTGCTAATGCTCTACGGGCTTGTAATTTTTGGTATGCCATTTTTATTAATTTTTTGTACGTACTCGATAATTCGTCTGTGCACGCTCATATGCTTTCCAATCGGTATTCTTTGTTAAATTACCTTTAGAATCTTTACTAATAGACGTAAAATCTTTTATGTTAGGTTTATTTGGTGTCGAAACGCGTGAGATTTTACGGGGTTTCTTTTCTTTACCGTTGCCATTGGCTTTTGCCTTGGCAGCTTTTCTCATTGCAACTGTTTTCATTTTTTATATGGGATTATTCTGTTTAAGGTATCACGCCTTTTACCACAACCACAGTCTTCAATGCCGGCAGCCTTAGTTACTTTATCGACAACTTTTTTTATACCTGTCTTAGTAGTAAACTTCTCTACTGAATCTCCGAAACCTCTTGACTTGTTCTTGTGCATAGTTATTTTCTTTTACATCCAAAGTTATTAGCAAAGTTTGCCATCTTAACAACAGAGCCTTTATATTTATCTTTGTTTTTTAAAACAGATGATGCAGCACTGCATACAGATTTGCCGGGCATATTTTTTTCTGCCCACTTGGTGAACTTACCTTCATTAGCTTCTTTTATTGCAGGAAATTTAGTTCTACCTTTCTTAGCCATTACTTCTTGATTAAACCTGATATATGTTTTCCTACATAGTTAACACACTCAGGGTGATCATGTCTGTATGACATCTTTGAATCAGACCCAAACTTGTGATCGTAGATTTTTTTCTCCATTGCTTCACTCTCATGTCTTCTTGACTTTAGTGATTGCTTATGAGGTCCTTTATGCTTTGCACCTAATGACTCATCTAATCTTGCGTTGTATCCTTGCTTTTTCATAATTTAAATTTTTTATACTCACAAAGATAATCATAAAAATTAATATGTAAAATCATTACACCATATTGGTGTCTTTTCTCCTACATATGCTGAGTGAGTGTTGTAATAAAAAGCATCTAATGCCTCTTCATGAGTCAGATCTTCTTCCATTAATATCTCTATGCATTTACGTATTGAATATATTAATCGCATACTGTGATCGTCAATCCCTATGATGGCTTGATCAAATCCATCTGCTTTTAATATCTCCTCGTCAGGATATGCTTCTACTATGATGTCCAATAATGTTTCTTCCATTTAGCTTCTGTATTTTGTATTGTTTCTATTCATTTTTGTCAAGCCCTTCTTCTTAATGTGCTTGTCATTTATTTTTTTAATCGGTGTGTCCTTTCCCCCTCTTGCTTTAAACTTAGTTACGGTTTTGTCTCCACGTGTTTTCTCAACTCGCTTTCCTTTTACTAGATACGTCTTGCCATCTACTTCAACGTCAAACATACCACGTGTTACTTTTCTAGGCATAATTAAAATATTGGGGTGTGTGAATGAACCATAGCATTCATCCTCTCTCTATTGAAAAAGGATACGAATGCGTGTATTTGGTTTAAAAGTTTGATTATTTTTTTCAATTATTTAATTTAATTTTTTTGTGTATTGAACTCCTCCCTTAACTTTTCTCATATATGTTGAAGCCGGATTACCTGTTTTTTTAGTGGTTGCTTTATCAAGATCACGAAACGCCTTAAGAGACATTTCCTTCATAAATTTTCCGTCTTTACCATAAATATTTACAGTTCCCTTTTTTGATTGTTTTAACTTTGGATCTGCCGGTCCTCCTTTTTTACCGTTACCGTTACCGTTACCGTTACCGTTTTTTAGAGGTTTATCCATTACTGATTTAGCTAGTGGTGTTTTTGTATCTCTCATACTCACCATTTTTTGACTTTTTAATGTTGCCATCGTTTCTTTTTTTTAATTGTACAATTAGTTAACTTTGTAAGCAAAGATAATAAAATTTAATTTAATGCATGATAACGACTACCTCAAGTATTGGAGGGTGATTAAGTATTACTACCTCCGTAAGCACGACATGAAAGCAGCAGATCTTGATATGCTTCTGTTCCTAAAATCAGAAAAGTATTTTACTAAAAAGAAGTTTGATGAGTTCAATCAACTTGTCTCATGGAATAAGAAACGCTTTACATATCTTCTCGCTAATGGTTGGCTAGAAGTGTTCTCTAAAAGACCAAGGAAGTATGAGACAATATATAAGCTAACATACAAGTCACAGAAACTACTCACTGATATATATAACAAACTGAGCGGTGCTGAATTGTCAGTAGATCCTCAAACTAATCCCCTCTTCAAAAAGAATGTGCGATATACCGATAAGACATATCGCAATATGATTATGAAGATGAATGAGTTTAGACGACTACGACAACGTCCCTCTCAAGAATAATGGTAACAGGCTTGTCATCAATAAGCATTGAGTGACCTGCTCGCTTGTCATAGTAGATTACGTCATCCTCATTTATGTCATGAACCTCAGTGCCCGGCTTTATCACCTTGCCCTTCTTGTATCTAAATGAGTTTACATCCTCTGCTGATAATAACAGCCCGGAGCCTGTTTTCATCTCCTCGTTAATTCCCTTTACGATAATGTATTTATTAATTGGTTTCATAACTGCGTGCCATTGTGATTATTGCATTTGTACTTAGTATGGTTGTCGCTACTGACATTGCATTGATCAGTGCGTTCTTTGTAACCTTTGTCGGATCAACTACACCCATCTCAATCAAGTTTCCGTTCTTTTCATTCTTCACATCATAACCATGATTGGTAGGAGGTAAGTTCTTGTATATCTTCTCTATGTCTTTCCCTGCATTAACTAAAATCTGATTAGCAGGTGCTGCTAATGCTTGAGCCATTATCTTATACGCTACCTTTTTATTCTTATCATTTGATTTTTTATTATCATAGTAACTAGCGTAATGCATTAATGAAACACCTCCTCCCGGTAATATACCATCTTCAAGTGCAGAGCGTACTGCACATACAGCATCATCAACTCTATCATACAACTCCTTTTGTTGTATGTCAGTATCGCCTCCAACGTGGATAACACCTATGCCGCCCGTAAGGGTGGCAATTCGCGACAGCACAAATTCCTTGTCTTGTTTCTTCTCTGTGATGGCGTGAGCATCCCACAACTCATCTACTCTCTTCTGAACATCCTCAGTTGTACGATTGTCATCCTTGATGATAACCGATGAGTTCCTGCCCACGATCACTCTTGATGCATAACCCAAGTCACCGAAGTTTATTAAGCTCAGATCATCGCCTGTCTTCTCTGAGAAATATTTCCCACCTACAGCCACAGCAATATCACTCATCAGCTCATGCTGCTTGTAGCCAAAGTTAGGTGGCTGTATTACACATATCTTTAAATTGTTCTTCATCACATTGGCAGCTAGTGTATTGATCACGTTCTGTGAACAAGGTGCAATGATCAATAGCTTCTTCCCGTCTGATATGAGTGGTTTCAATACCGCCTCAATCTGTAAGACATTACTTATCTCAGCATCTGATGTTAAGATCCTAACGTCATCAAATATACACTCATCCTTTTTGTGATTATTAATAAACAGCTCAGATGAATATCCTCTATCTACTTTTAAACCATTAGTGCTCTCGTAGTAAGTGTCAGCACTCTGTGATTTCTCAACCGTTACTATACCATCCTTGCCCACTTCACTATATGTCTTTGCTATCAACTCACCTATAAAGCTATCATTGTTCGCTGATAGAGTAGCTACATCCTGTAACTTTTTCGCACTCAAATCTTGTGAGTCTTTCTGTAAGGACTCAACAACATAATCTTTCGCTCTGTTCAATTCTCTTAATACCTCAGTTCTATTGTGATCATCATTCATAAAATAATCACCCGCCTTCACAATAGCCTCAGTTAATACTATCGCTGTAGTTGTTCCATCTCCTGCAACACTTGCGGTCTTATCCGCAGCTTGCTTCATCATCTTGACCGCTAAGTTCTCCACCGGATCCATTAGATCAACAGCCTTAGCTACAGTAACACCATCCTTAGTAACTGTTATACTTGAGGTGTGCTGTGGCGATTCAATCAACACAGTATTACCCCTAGGTCCTAGTGTACTCTTTACTGCTTCTGAAATTTTAGTGATACCACTCTTTAACTTATTACGTCCTGTCTCTCCAAAGTTTAAATCTTTAGGAGAGTATCCTTGTTGTTGATTCATATTATATTAAATTTAATTTACACAAAGATAGAAAAAAAAATATACTAAAGGTGTTGAGGTGTTGAAAAATGGTGTCGCTATACTATATATATATTCCTATTACTTCTTATTTTTTATTCTACATACGAGACTTAAAAATCAACATTATTAACACCACTACTGATAATCAAGTAGTTAGCTATAAATAATCAACACCAAATCAACACCATTAAAATAAAAATTAACACCAAAAGTAAAGGGCTACCGTTTCGGGTAACCCTTTGAACAACATATTAGGACATCGTTGTTAGAATCTTCTTATATTCTTCTCAATCATTTTCATTGCCTCAGCCTTTTGAATGCCTTGAGAAATCTCTTCTACTTTTATACCTCTCTTTACAGAACGTCTGATCATAGCAGCCTGCTCTATTCCACTTATACCATCAGGACGATCATTAATTAATCTGCCATCCTTCACATATAATCCGTCTACATAATCTTTCATAATAAAAGTATTTAAACAAATATAATAATAATTTTTTAATTAAACAAATCTTTTTAGATATACTGAGTAATTGGGTTATATATGGCCACACGTAAAAATTTTGCAAACCCAAAGTGATTTATTTTCGATAGGGGGGGGTGTTGTTTTGTTGGTGCGGTGTGGATTTTTTAGGCTTTTTGTATCGGGGTGCTCCTGCTCTTCTTGTTGGTGTCCTTGTTGCATGGTGTCCGTTCCTTGTGGTCCTTGTTTCCGTTGCTCCCGTCCCCGTCCCCCGTTCCCCCGTCCCGTATTCCCGTTCCCTTCCCTTGTTACAGACAATGAGAGAGGGAGGATAACATCAGTAACCCTGTTCAATCCTGTAAACAATCAAGCCCCAAATAATACAGATATATATTAATATCTTATTTAGATTGATTCTAAATTTAATTCATAACATACTGATAGTTAATAACTTATAGAATACAGAAAAAAAAGTTTTAAAAATAATGAAACAAAAGTGCTTTTATATCGTTCTAATAATATACATTTGTTAAACAATAATTAATTAAATAATAAACAATATGAAAACATACAAAAATTTTGAAACACTATTAAATGACATGAAAAATGACATGAAAATAGAAAACGGATTAATAGACTATAACTTCAAATCTTACCATTTTGAAAAAGGAAATGAAATAATAACTTTATCACAATACAATAGAAGTGAAGATTTGATTTTAGTACAAACAGATAACAGTACTTTCACTATATCAAAATGGGATGATACACATAACGAATTAGAACAAATTGAACTTATAATTAATCAATAAAACAATTAATTAATCAGAGGGGCGAAAGCCCCTCACAAAACCAAATAAGATGAGAAAAATCACAGAAGAATCAATCAACGCATTTTTGAACAGAACGAAATTCAAAAAGCAAAACATGGAAGTAACAATATACAATGATAAGGCTTGTTTATGGTTACATGGAAATTGTATAGCAACACTAGAAAACAATGAACTATTCATCACTAACTGTGGGTGGGAATCAAACACCACAAAAGAACGCTTGAACGGATTGCCAAATGTAAGCATATATCAAAAGAACTTTCAATGGTTTTTGAATGGTGAACTATGGAATGGAGAATTAACTAAAATAAAATAAGATGAAAAGAACGAAAAAAGAATTACAAACAGTTTTGAAATCAATAAATGAAATGATTACAATACCAATGTTTAATAAGTTTAATTTGAGTAAAGACGAATTAAAACAGATGAGAAAAGAAATAGAAACAGAACTAACTAAAATAAAATAAGATGAACACACTAGCAACAACAATATTGATAAGCATATTATTATATATGCAATATAAACTAAACGAAAAAGATCAAAAACAAAAAAGATGAAAGCAAAAATAAATTTAACACAAGACGAATTAATAATAGTGCAAGACTTAGCATCAAAAGAAATAAGAAATCTAAGAATAATTATATCAAGTGAAACAGATGATATACTTGCAAGTAAATTCAATGATGAATTGCATATTGTTAAAAACCTAAATGAAAGATTAAAAGAACTAATAACTAAAAACAAATAAGATGAAAAATAAACTAGAAGATAAATTAGAAAGGTTACTTGCGCAAAGAACTTTTAAATGGTTTGATTTTGATGAAGATGTTGATTATGAAATATGGATTGATGAAACTACAAATGAAAAATACAGAGTACCAATAGAGATAGTAAGAGATTTTAAGAACGCAGAAAAACTAATAACTAAAAACAAATAAGATGAACAAGGAAACAAAAGAGCTATTCCTACAATGGATAGAAGATGGTAACGCACACGAAAGACGTGATGGTGTATGGGTAGAGCAGACAACCCAATGGAAAAAAGAATTTACACTAAGACAATTAATGAGATTCTTTGTAAAAGAATATAACGCAGTATGGATTTTTTAAAACAAATAGAATGATTCTAAATATAAAAAATAAATAAAATAAGTGTAACAAAAGTGTAATACACACGTTATAATAATAGGAGGTAGCTGAAAATCCTTGGTAAGAGTAGGCAAAATGAAACACGATAAATTATTAGGACATGAAATCGTTTCAAAAATTAACCATTGAAGACAGGGTAAAAATTATCTTCGTAGGATTGGCAACATCAACATTAGCCTTTGTAGGAATCTACTTTGCATTAGTGCACGGGGTTAACGCTGACATACCAACAATATAATCTAAACTTGGGGGTGTAAAAACCCCCATAATTTAACTAACTAAAATAAAATAAAATGAAAGAATTAGCAGAACAAGTAAAGCAGTTAAAAAAAGAAAATGAACTTTTAATACAAAGAATAAAATCATGTGATTTATTAATTGAAGATGTGATTTGTACTCTCAATGAATGGTTTGATGATGATGATGATAAAGGAGATATATATATTGATGCAATAAAAGAATTAGATTATAATAAAAAAATATTAACTAAAACAAAATAAGATGACAACAGAAAAAATATTATGGGCGAGAAAATGTAGCGTAACAGAAAAAGGAATGAATGATGGGTGGATTTGGGGAGATGGAGCATTCTATACCTCAACATTAGAATTGACATTGAAAGAATGTAGAAAAGATAGAGAGCATATACTTGAAGCAATCAATAATCTTGGGTGTGATTTAGATGAGTTAGATACAATACACAATGATGATGACTTAAAAGAATTACAATCAGCAGTAAACAGAGCAAAGAAAAACAAAGATACTGACAAAGATTTATTAACGATTGGGTATCATACTGACTATGTTTACTATACTGAATGGGAATGCGAAGAAGATATGCAATATGAAGAAGTAAACGGAACACTAACATTAATAGACTAAAATAAAATAAAATGAAAGAGAATAATAAATATATGTATGAAGTTAGAGATTTGGATAAAAACCAAATTATAAGAACTTATAGAGATGAAATAAGCGCAAATAAATATAAAGAAACATTATTGTGGGTTAATTCAAAAAGCAATATACTTATAGAAAAAAGAAGAAAAATTGCTTTTATAGTGTTACGCACAAATGCACCCGCATCAATATATTTAG